CAGATGACGACCCTATTTGGTACAACCCCGTAACTGGTAACCCTACCAAAGTTGAACCTGTTGCTCCTAACATTAAGATACAAGTTGGGTATGTAATTAAAGCTGGAGCAGGTGGCTCTGGGTCTTTTCACGTTGAGATTATCCGAGGCTCTACCCTTGGCGGTACAGACTCCAACGTGCAGTTTGGAACATTAGCCAATACTGACTTGATTCAGTACAGCACCTCATTAGGCTATTGGACAAACGTCACCCCAGCGTCAGTGATCAATGCTTCTGGCGGTGCGCCAGTTACAAAAACCGCCAGCTTTACAGTAGCGGCCAGCGAAAACTGGCTGATCAACAACAAGACTGGCTCAACCTGTACGGTGACTCTACCTACTGCATCAAGCTGGACAGGTCGGGTCTTACGGTTTCAAAACTATCAAGCACAAACCGTTGTCTCAGCATCATCAAATGTTGTGCCTGTAGCAGGTGGGGCGGCTGCTACTTCCATTCTGTTGGCAAGTACAGGGGATTCTGCTACCCTAGTTTCTGATGGAACAAACTGGTTAATGACACAATACATACCAAACAATGTTTTGCTTTTGGAGTAAAAAATGACAGTTACAGTAAAAGTTTTAATCCCAGCTAAACAAGCTGAAGGTACGCAGACCACGCAATACACAGCCACAAACTGCAAAACCATTATTGATAAATTCACAGCCACCAATACAACGGCAGGCAATGTGACTATCAGCGTCAATTTGGTAACAGCGGCAGGCAGTGCCGCCACATCAAACTTGATTGTAGATACTCGCAGTCTTGCGCCTGACGAGACTTACACTTTCCCAGAACTGGTAGGGCAAGCACTTGAGCCAAGCGGGTTTATATCGACCATTGCCAGTGCAGCTACATCATTGACCATTCGAGCCAATGGGCGTGAGATAACTTAAGGAGTAGAAAATGAAAGACTTTATGATGATTCCACGGGGTTTTGCTGGCCTGCCAATGGATGAGGAATTTTTAACCAACGCAGAGAATAAGAAAAACTATGCGGTTGCGGTTGCTGACTGGAATTATGGTCCTGAAATGCCAACCAATGAAGCTGGGGCAAACAAGGAGTTTTATGCAGGACTGGCAGAGGCAATGCAATGCGATGAAAAAGACGCACGGCGCAAGCATTGCTCAAACTGTGATTATTATGACAACAGCTTTATGACCCAAGTCAGAATTGAACGCATCCCGATGGCGGCGTATGACAAAGGCGCAGGGTTCAGGGGTCACTGTGAAAAGCTGAACTTCATTTGCAATGATATGCGGGTTTGTCAGGCTTGGGAAGATGAAGAATATGAGGATTGACCTTTTGTCAATTTGTGCGAAAATTCAGTCGCTGAGTTCTGGCATCCAGCGGCCTGCCCTGTATAGGAGTTGTGCATGACCGATGGACTGCGAGAGAATCTGACCAAGGTTTTTATGCTGCCCCAATCAGCCGTTGAGTGGCTGGTAATGGTCTATGACGCAATCCAAGTCTTTGATGACGTAGCAGATGGTGACCCAGTAGAGCGTAAAGACCTGAATGCGACCATTTGGAACACTCTGGTCGGTATGCACCAAAACGCATTTTTCATTGCCAATAGCCACCATTTAACGCCTTTGCTGGCAACAATGATTCTCAAGTGGCAAGCCTCAGACACGGCAGAGCGCAATAAGCAAGCGGATGCCAAATCATTCATGTGGCGTGCTGGATATTACGATTTAATTTTGATGGCGGTCTCGCTGGTGCATGGTGCTGGTTTTGCTACTGTGCATGGACATCATGTGATGGCTTTATATGGCGAGACTTTTGAAGATTACATAAAGGAGTTTGGCGATGCCTGATCCAATCACAGCCCTAGTAGTGGGTGGCAGTTCACTTCTTGGCAGTTACATGGGTGGAGAAGCCGCTAAAGAAGGGGCTAACATTCAAGCGGGGGCATCACAAGCAGGAATTGCTGAGCAGCGTAGGCAGTTTGATGCGCTGCAAGCCTTGATGAAGCCTTATGTGGATGTTGGAAAACCAGCAATGGCTGGATATGCTGAGTATGCTGAACCAGGCCCAGTAGCATTTGAACAACAACAAGCATTGGCTGGTGTACTTGGCCCTGAAAGACAAAGACAAGCGATTGCACAAATTGAGCAGGGTGGCGGGTATCAAGCATCTGTGCGAGCTGGTGAAGAGGCTTTATTACAACGTGCATCAGCAACTGGCGGGTTGCGTGGCGGTAATATTCAAGCTGCATTGTCTCAATTTAGACCACAAATGTTGCAAGCAGAAATTGAACGGCAATATGGCAGGCTTGGTGGTTTTAGCGATATTGGGCGAGAAACACAAGCAAATTTGCTAAAAATTGGTCAAGCATCTGCTGCTGGCGTAGGCGCACAAGGTGTTGAAACAGGCACAAACGTGGCAAATTTACTTTCGCAACAAGGGGCGGCGCGAGCTGGTGGTGTACTTGGTGAAGCCAAAGCGTATGGTCAACTGTTTAACTTGCCTGCTCAAGTAATGGGCTTTGGGTCTGGTTATGGTGCGGTAAAACTTTAACAGGTTAAATTATGGCAACTATTAATCCATTCCAACCACCAATTAATTATTCAGTTGATGTGCAAAGCCCGTTCGAGGCTGCTTTAGGCGGGTTCAAACTTGCTGCTGGTGTTTCTGAAATTCAAGCCGCACAGCAAAAGCGTGAAGCTGACCGCATAGCATTGGAAGCAGAAAAAGCCCAAAGATTAAAATTTAAAACTGATATTGATGCGTATTTTGCAAAACCAGAGGCAGAGCGCGACCCTAGAACATTAGAGCCTTTATTGATAGGTGCAAACAAACAGCAGTTTGATGCGTTAACACAGGTTGCCCAAAGCACGGACAAAAGACGTTTAGATGCAGACAAGTTATTTTCTTCTCAAATAATTACAGCATTGAATAATCAACCTGATGTTGCCAAAACAATGTTGCAAGAGAAAATAGATGCTGAATCCGACCCAAACAAAAAACGTTCTTTGCAAGGGTTTTTGAAGATGGCGGAAATAGATGCTACAAAAACAGCGAATGAAATCGAAAAATTTGGCACTATGGCCTACGGTGCAGAATGGGGTAAGGGTTTAGCTGAATACCGATCATCTATGAAAGTTGAGCCTGACACGGGTTACACATTGTTGCCAGAAACTGAAAGGGCAAAACTAGGTTTACCAGCAGGCACATACCAAAAAGGGCCAAAGGGTGAAATTAAGTTACTAGCCGCAACAAAAGAAGATTTTAAACTTCTTACAGCAGCAGAAGTAAAGGCGGCAGGCTTGCCAGCAGGCACATACCAACAAAGCCCATCTGGTGAAATCAAACCTATTGTCAAAGAACCATTAGTTTCTGTAACTGTTGGGGAGCAGGGTAAGCGAGACACATTAGCCCTTAAAGAACTTGATGTGCCAAGGGCGCAAGAGTTTTCTGCGTCAGCAGCATCGGCAAGAACACTGGCGAGAGACGCAAGAGTTATTGCAAATTTGCTCAAAGGCAAAGGCGGTGGTGCTGCCATTAAGTTGGGTGCAGATATAGCCAAAACTTTTGGCTTTTCTACTGATACTGTTGTTGCAAATGATCTTGCCAATGCCTTAGCAATTCGTGGCGCAACGCAAATAAGGCCACCAGGTTCAGGTTCAACATCTGATACTGAATTCAGGGCATTTGTTTCGGCTTTCCCGTCATTAGCAAACTCAGAAGGTGGTCGGGAGTTGATGGCAAAGTATGCGGATGCTTTTGCTAAACGATCAGCAAAAATTGCAGACCATGCAAGAAAACTGATACGCGCAGACAATTACAGCGAGGAAGAAATTGCTAGGTTTGACGAAAGTCTTGGGTCAGTTCTTGACAAAGATTTTTATGAATCTGTAAATACAGGCCCAAGAGCCAATGTGCCGAGATATACCCCAGCAGCGCCAGTAGTTGCACCACCAGTCGCACCAGCAGTTGCAGCACCTAGAACAGTGGATTCTGTGCTTCAGCAATATCTGCCAAAGAAAAAGTAGATAAAAATGGCAACAACACAAGAATTAGAACAGGCATTGATGGCTGCTGATGCGGCTGGAGATGCTGAGGCCGCAACATTGATTGCCCGCGAAATTCAGATTAGGCGTGAAACAGGAGGCGAAAGCGGTGTGATTCCTATGCTTATGGATGGCCCATTGCCGAGCGAAACAACACAAGCATCTCCAGTAGAACCACTACCAACAGCTCCAGTAGATCAGCAAGACGGCGGCATCCTTAGCCGTTTAAAAAACTTACCATCAGCCATTGTGGAGTCTGTAACTGGGCAGCAAAGGGCAACAGAAGCCACTAGAACTCTGCCAGAGTGGACATCCATGCCAGAACTAAATTCGTTTAGTTTCCAAAGTGCTTTGACTGGTTTAGGGACAGTGCTTTCCACTACAGATCAAGCAGTAGAAATCATAAAAGCCAATTATCCTGCAACAGAAGTTATGCAAGATGAAAAAGGCAATTTTATCTTACGAAGCTCAATAGATGGTAAGGATTATGCAATCCCGCCGGGCTTTTCTATGGGTGACATACCAAGGGTTGTTGGTGGTATTGCTGCATTCACGCCTGCCGGTAGAGCAGCAACTATTCTGGGTGCTGGTGGCAAAGCTGCATTAACCCAAACAGGCATTGAAGCGGCA